ATAGATTTTAAAAATAGCCTTTGGAGCATCCCCGCTGCTAAAATGAAAAACGGCAAAGCCCACGAGGTATTTTTAACGGATAGCGTTAAAAAGCTGCTGCTAGATTATCGCGCAAACTCGCCGCTACAAAGCGATTTAATTTTTCCGTCGGTTAAATCAAACATTCGCCCGATCAGCGATAATACGGTGCGCTCGATGCTGCGAAATTTGGGTTTTAGTAACGAGATGATTACGCCGCACGGCTTTAGGGCTACTTTTAGCACGATAGCGCACGAGCGACAAGACGAGCACGGGCAGAGCAGCGACGTAATCGAGCTCTGCCTCGCGCACGTGGAAAAGAATAAGGTAAAAGACGCTTATAACCATGCCAAAAATTTAAAACAGCGTGCGGCGTTAATGCAGTGGTGGAGCGACTTTTTAGATAAGCTTAGCTTTTAAAACGGCTTATAATGCGCCGCTCATCGAATATTTGTCTTAAAATTTCCGTGCTATAAGTATTTATGCGCCCGTATCTCGGGTCTATTACCGCGCCCATAAACGCCCCTTGCTCGTCGCTCAACTTTTTAGCCCTTTTGCCTAGGCTCGGTATATGATAGCCTTTTTGCGAAATGCCGTGCAAGTTCATAAAAGCGATAAGCGTCATATAATTATCGTTGTTTAAAAGGCGGTTTATGTTGTGCTTGGTTTTTAATTGCTCTTTATGTAAATCGCTCACGTCGGTTTTTATGGCTTTTATATCTTTTTCGTGCGCGGCTAGGATTTCGACCGATCCTTGCAAAATTTCTATTTGCGAGAGCGGTTTTTGCCTATGCGCTTTTTCAAACTCGATGAAGTAGCGCCTAACTCTTTTGCCGATTTCATTTCTCTCAAGCATTGCAATCTCTTTAGCAATGTCGGTCGAGAGTATGTATTCGACTTGCGGACGACCGCCGTTTGAGTTTTCCCCATTTTTGGTGAAAACTATAAAATCCACGTTCTCAACGGCGTCAGTCTCGTCCAGCCTCCTTCTTATCCACATTGAAAAGTCCGTTTTGCTTTCCAAAATCGCGTGTAGTTCTCGCGCATTGACCGAATTTATTTCGGCGCCGTTAAAGTTCGCTTTGTTAATCGGGATTAACTCTGTCATCTTTTATCCTTTTAAAGTAATTGATTGCAAGAATTATATAACTTTAAAGATGTTTTGTCAAGAGTTTTTATAACTTTTAAGTAAAATTTTCTGTTTTTAAGATACTTTTGCGGTATAGATAGCGCGCAAGGATTTCTTACGCGCTATAAGGGGAACGAAAATTTCGTTACCCTTGCTTCGCTTCATCTATTAGGGCGAAACCCTGCTTAAATTTATCCAGCTGGCGTTTGATTTTCTCGTGTTCGAGTAACAGCTCCATAAATTTAACTGCCATTTGGCTTGGCTCGTCGCCGCTGCTCCACTTTGCAGGCATATTTTGATGCACGCCCATCCTCTCCGCCAACTCCCTTTGCGTGATGCCTATCTCGCTTGTTGTTATTTTTACCATATTATCATCAATCTCATAACACTCATGAAAATTGTTTTGTATCTTTTCAAAAAATATGTCAGCATCATACTCTAAATATTCTTCGGCTACTTTTTGCAACTCTTCGCATTTTTCTTTTGTTAGATGATTTAACGGGGCGTATTTAGCAGTAGATAAAAAATATAATGCCCCGACTATAGACTGCCTATTTTGTAACACTTTTAAGTATGGCTTCTGTTTATCTACCGATTTTAGATACTCCCATAGCAAAAAAAGCCCATGCTCTTTTTTGTATTTATCTTCGTTTTTTGCACTAAGAAAAACACCAATCGTTCCTATAAAGATATTTTTATTTATACGGTCTAGCTCTTTTACTTTATTAGCCATTGCGGCTCCTTTATTCATTTAAAATTTTAGGCAATTATATCAAAATAAGCCTTAAGCGCTTTTGCCCGCTTTGTAGGCGCGGATAGATTTAAGCGAGTAGTAGATTACCCGCGAATTAACCTTATTTGCCACGATAATGCCCTGCCTTACTTTATCGTAAAGCGAGCGCGCGGAAATGCCAAGCTCTTTAAGCGCTTCGGCTTTAGTTATAAATTTATCCATTTTTCAATCCTTTTTAAAATTTCCTTTAGTTGCTTTAAATTCAGCTCAAACAGCCTTTTATGGATTTTCTCCACGAGCGCGCCTTTTTCATTATGCTTCTGCGCGAAATCGTCGATTTTGGCTAGCATCTCGCGCTCTTTTTCTCGATCGGGACTACTCATTTTAATTTCCTTTGGTATCAATACGGGTCATCGTCGCTGCACAAAATATCCAAAAGTTTTGTGTTTTTCGTTACGAGGGCGTATATTATAGCGGCCAAAATCGCCACGTAGAAAACACCAAAAAACAACATCGTCACAAAGAAAATACTAAACAATGAAACAATCATCGTCTTTTCTCCATTCTCGCCTCTATCTTGTCGGCGTCAAATTTGAGGCAAGCCATCCCTAAGAAAATTACGATGCCTGCGATAAACAAAAAATACGGCGCGAATATGCCGATCACCATAGGTAATAATTTTGTTTCGCGCTTTTTCCGTAGCCCGTTTGGGAACAGAGCCCTCACTATAAGAACAAGTATCGTAAACGCATAACAGTTGAGCGTTACGCCCCAGAATATGAAATTTAGCATTTTATTCTCCTTTCAAACCGCTAAAGAAATTTAAAACATCGCCTGCTATATACCAGCACCAAATCGACACGCCGATAATAAGAAGCGCGGTTAATACGCCATAGATCGGCATTATGATGTTATAGTTTTTTTCGGGCAACACATACTCGTTTAGAGTAGTATTCCATTCTGAAAAATGAACCTTAATGAGCGACCACGCAATAACCCAAATAGAAAGTATCGGCGTCATAAGAATACCCCACGCTTTGATATAAGTCAGTATAAACATTTTAATTTCCTATTTTTTCCAATAATCTAAATCCGAGCGCATAAAGAGGCGTGGCGGTTGCCAGCTCTCGAAACTCAAGCATAATATTCAAATCCTCTCTACTGTATCGTCTATCTAGTATATGCCAATCCCCCGCCTCGTCTTGATACTCCCAATACCAAAGGACGTCATCAGCTTTGATGAAAATTTTCTCGAAATATTCGTATGCCCCTTTGTATTGATACCCAGCTTCTTCTGCCGTATATTTCTCGTCTATCGAAACTACACGATAAATATCTCCCCAGTAAAGAGGTTGCCCCTCCTTTTCCAAATGGACGAGCATGTCGCCTATTTTAAATTTCGGCCCCCTTTTCTCTTTGGGTTTGATGCGGTATTTAAATTTCTCCCAATTCCAAACCGGCAATCCTGCAAATGCCCATTCATCTTCTTCGCAATTAGCCGAACGCCTCTCTATCTCCTCGCCCCTCGTATAGGCTTGCATAACCTCTATCTTTTCTTTTGTCGTCATTTTATATCCTTTAAAATTTCTGGGTTTTCGTAGATGTTGCCGATGACTTCCCGGTTGAGCGCATCGTGAAACAAAAAGAATATCTCTCTTTCACACTCGATCAGAAACGCAGCATCACCTGCCCAGTATCTGACCGTGCCCATTCTTTTGCTATCGTCAAGTCTTGAAACAAATTTAACAATATCCCCCTCGTAAATTTCCACGCCGCGCTTATCATTTGCGCCTGTATATTGCAATAGTTCAATATCTTCGAAACTCGCCTCAAAATTTACAGCCGTTTCTTTATCCCAAAGCGTCACTTCTTTATTTAGGAAATCAATGCTTGCTACTTCGTAAATTTGCTCATCTATTTTGAAAAATGCCCTAAATTTAATCTTTTTCATCATCCTCTCCTTCATATAATTTCTCTATTATTTGCTTTGCTTTTTCGACCTTTTCTGCTTGCTCTTTTTCGTGATAAAGCCGAAAGGTAATATTGTCTAAAAATAGATTGCTATAGTCCATCGTTTTGGAGCATTTAAATTTTCCGTTCGTTGAGAAAGAAAACACCAGAGTTTCAAAAGAGTTTTCTTGTGTAAGGCTGAAAGGGAAGTTATCCTGTATCTGCTCTCCGGCGATTTTAAAAAACGCCTTTTGCGCTTGTTTTTTCTTGTCCTTGATTTCTACAAGCTCTCTTTGAAGCTCTTGCAACTCTGTTTTATAGCTCATTGATTTACTCCTTTAAAAAATACCAGCCAATGCGTTTCCGCCGCCGTCTTTTGCCCCAACAGCGGAGCTACGGAAAAACACTTTAGCACTTCTGCTAGCTTGATTTGATTTTCATTCCATTTGAAAATTAACGTTCCGCCCGGCTTTAAAACTCGCATACATTCATCAAAACCCCTTGCCAAATCCTCGCGCCAGCTCTCATCAAGCTTGCCATATTTTTTTGCCATCCAAGAGTTTTGGCCGAGCCTAAAAAGGTGCGGCGGATCAAACACTACGAGATAAAAGCTCTCGTCCCCAAAAGGCAAATTTCTAAAGTCTGCTACAGTGTTTGGGTTTACTTCGAAATTTCGTCCGTCGCAAAGGGTGTAGCTTTCTTTGCGGATGTCGCAGAAATGCACGCTTTCATTTTGCTTATCGAAATAAAACATCTTGCCGCCGCAGCAAACATCAAGTACTGGTTTCATCCTACATCCTCACAAGCAAAATACGATTAAAACAATTTGCTTAAATTTCATCTTTTTTCTCCTTTTTTAGGGCTTGCCGCTTCTTTCATAGCTTCCCGCTCACGAGCTAGAAACTCCGTGCGCGCCTCCTCGCTCATCGCCAAAAGCGCCTCTAGGTTCTCGCACATTTTCTCTACTATCTTTCCGCCGCGACGCCACTTGAAGCGCACAAAGCGCTGAAAGACATTGATATGTGGCGAGCCCGTGCCCTTGTGCGCGATCCACGCAAGCTCATAATCGCTTGCTACAAGTTCGCGCGCCTTGTAATACAGCCTCTCTATCCGCTCTTTCAGCGCGGGCGTGATCGGATCGTTGCGCGGGAGGTAGTAGCGCTCCGTCTCTACCTGTAGCACCACCCCCACTTTGCGGAAGCGATCCGTGCGCCCGATTTTGCGGTCTCTGCAAGCCTGCGCATCGATTACGTAGAGGTTTTTGCCCTCGCGCCTTGCAAATTCACTCGCGTTCATCCACATAGGGTTCCCTCTCTGCAAAATCCATCGCATCGTCTATCATCCTATCATAGGCCTCATCGGCGCCGTAATCCTCCATCCATTTCGCCCTTGCCGCGGCGCGCCATTCGTTGTAGTCGCCGTATTCGTTTAGCCATTCTGCGTCCGCCATCGCTTCCTCCTTAAAACGGGATCGTGTCGCTGCCGTCATCATATTTATCGGCGGCGGGCTTTTTAGCCCTGCTTTGCGTTGCGCCGCTTTGAGCGTAGTTTTGTGTGCCGCTGCTTTGGTTGCTCTGCCCGCCTTGATTGCTGCCTAGCATCTCTAGGCTCTCTACCTCTACTACGTGTTTACTGCGGTTTTGTCCGCTTTGATCTTGCCACTGCTCCAGCTTGAGCCGCCCCTCAACGGCAAGCTTTGAGCCTTTACGCAAATATTGGTTCACAACCTCCGCCGTGCGACCGAAAAACTTCAGATCTATAAAGCACGTTTCCTCTGCGTATATCTTAGCTCGATATCGCGAGTTAAATTTCCGATTAAAACAACTTTATTCATTTCTTAACTCCTCCGCCAATGCGTCGATACTATTGGGATCGGATAGATATGCCTTAGCCTCATCAGGATTCATCCTCTCCATCCGCTTTTCCGCCTCGATTTCGTCTATGCCTCTTGCCACTAGTTCGTTTTGCAGAGCGTCAAGCGGTAGCACCTCCTCGCCTACGTCAATCTCTAGCGGTGCGGCTTCGATGATCTCCTCTGTTGGTTTTGAAAGTTCGGCGGCAGATTTTTCTGTTGCTTTTGCCAAAAACTCGTTTAAATTTTGCGGCTGTGGCTCTGGCTTCGGCTGCTCTTTATATGCTTCATTCTCTGCGTTGATAGCTTCTTGTATCTGCTCGGTTATCGGCAGGCGAGTAGCTACGTATTTGATAGCCTTGGCTTTATACATCTCCTCCGCCCATTCGCCCCAAATATTGGTTAGCGCCTCTTTGTCCTTTTGGTTTTGGCTTTTTAAGCGTAGTTGCTCGAGCTTTTTAAACGGCACGAATTCACTAAATTCATTGCCGCCCGCGTCTTTTACATAAACGATCACGCCGCGCAGATTATTAAATACCCACAAGGAATTTGTTTCGTCGCGCTCGTCGTAATTAGGGCTAAATTTAATATCGTCCTTGATGCCTGCGAAATTTATCTCAAACTCGTCGCATTTGTAAGCCGCGAGCGCCCTAAATATCCAGCCGTTGCGGTAAGCTAGACTTAGCCAGCCCTTATAGCCTATCTGAAGCTGCGCCTTGTTTTTAAACGGCACCACATAGGCCTGACCGAAAGTCTTATTCGGATTTAGCCCTAGTCTTACGATCTCAAGCCCCGCGCCGATAACGCTTTGCACCGAGCAAATGCTTAAAGCGGGGTCACTCGCCATCGCCGTGAGGCTTGCCGCAAATGCGCTCATCTTGGCTTTATCGCCGCCTGTGATCGTCTTTATGACGTCCATTTTGGCCCTTACTAGCTCGCGCGCGTCTTGTTCTCTGATTTGTAATTGGTTCATCTTTTATCCTTACGCTATACTTTCGTAAAATTTCCACGCAGGCAGGCTTAGCGTCTGCACCGCCTCTATCTCTTTGCTTTCAGGCTCGAATTTCGCATATCCCCACCACTCGTTACGTTCCAGACATAGTTTATAGCGCTCAAGCAAAGCTAGATATGTCTTGCGCCCTTGCTCTATCGCCGCCTCATCTAGCGTATAAAAGCCCGTCATATACGGCTTTTTGGTCTCGACCGCGATAAACAGGAAGTTATCCACGCGCTTGCCGCATAATCTTAAAATATCGGTATAAAACGCTGCTTGGATGTGGTAATTAAAATTTGCTACTGATTTTGCAAAGCCGTCCGCGCTAGCGTCGGAGGTCGTCTTTAGGTCTACGCAAAGCCCTAACGCTTCGTTTAGAAAATCGGGGCGACACCTCACGGGCACATCAGAAATCTCCGCGAAGTAACTCTGCTCGGCTAGCCCGTCTTTTAAGAAAAGCGCCGTCTCTCTCATAGAATTTACCGCGTTAGCAATAGCCGTGGCTTTCTCATAGGCTTCGGCGTCTAGGATGATCTTGCCCTCCGCGCCCTTTAAAAACTCCGCGTAGATTTCTTTGCCCTCTTTAGTGCGCCTATCGGCTTTGGGTTCGGCGGCGAATTCTTTAAAAAAATCCGCAGGCTCCAGCACCAGCTTATGCACGGCAGAGCCTAGGGTTAGAGCCTTACTATCAGGCTTTTCGAATTCGTCTTTAAATTTGAAGTGATAGGGGCTTTTCGCCAAGAGATCCAAATCGCTTTTAGAGATTTCATCTCGCGCGTGGTAGTCTTTAATACTCATTGTTTCGCTCACTTCATCTCCTTTTTGCGAGCATTCACAAATTTAGCGAAGCTGCTAAATTTCGTGTGTTTATCGATACCTATCCAAGTCCGGTAGGCTCTAAATGCCTTTCTAAAATCTTTTAAACCCATTGTTTATCCTTTCTATGGCTATAAGTAACTAGCCCGATAATGGAGTTTAAGCCCATAGCTTGCGGGCTATTTCTACTTTTTCCGTTAGCTCTTTGACGGCTTTTGTGGCGTAAGTTAAGCTATAACTATGCTCGCGTTTTATCGTGCCGTCTTTTAGCCCCTTTTGACGCGCTTTGGCTTTTTCTAGCTGTGCCACGAAATATTCCAAGCTTTCGGGCATTGATAGGTTAATCTCCTCCGCCTTGGCTTCCCAATACTCGGCTTTGCGCGCTCTTTCGTCAGCAATTGCCTGCTCTTTTACGCTATTACCAGCTCTTTGCCAATTACGCTCAATTAGCGCCCTATGCCTGCGCTCGCTATGATGTCCGACCTTTATTGGCTCGCCAAGTTTTAAAAACTCCGCCCCTTCTTGGCTTTTTTTGTACCACTCAAAGCTTTTTTTCTCGTGCGCCGCCTGTGAGTTTCTGTATTTCTCGGCTTTCCTCTCGGCTTGGCTTTTTTCCTCTAGCCTTACGATTGAATAATAAAACTTATCGTTTTTTTCGGCTACTAAGTTATAAACCTCACACTTTACTTCTTTGCCGTATTGCGTTTCAAGAACTATAACCTCGCCTTTGTCGTGCCTTTCGTCGCATTCGGCTACCCATACATTAGGGCAATATTTTTTAAAAACATTCATCTTTCATCCTTTCAATATCCCAAACCTCAGGTTTGAGATCGTAAATTTCGTGCGCCTCTTAAATAGCCTTTTCAGAAGCCGCAGCATCGCGCTCCTCCTTTTTTCGCTCCGCTATTCTTGTTAGTAGCGCGAGGTCTATTAGTAGATCGCCTACGCTCATTCCGCTCATCTGCGAAACTTTGCATAGATGATCCGCTACGGAGTGCAGATAGTCTGAAATGCTATCCGCAAACTTCGCCGCAGCAGTTTCAAGCTCTTGATTTTTCATCGTTTTCTCCTTAAAAAAATATCCATAAAAGAGCCTCCGATTTAAAATTTCATTCGAAAAGATACAGCAAAGATTTTTAACCGCCTAAGGAGCAAGGCGAGTGGAGGCTCATTTATGGATATGGTGGCGGACGGCAGGAGTCGAACCTGCGTTCCAAAATCTCGTTTTACGGGCGCCCAAGAGTTTTTGCCGCTTAACATACGTCCGCCATAAAGAAATTTGACAAGGATTTTTCTACCCCCGAACTTGTCGCTGTCGGGGCTGGCACCAGGTATGAAACTATCGTATCCATACTCACGCTTCCCGTAGCTTTTGCCCGATGCGGGCTAGGTGTGGGTCACCTTGGTTTTGATGGGAGTATCTTACCAAAAGTAATATTAAAAATTACTTAAAGTAAGGGAAAAAGTAATAAAAAGTAATGAGCTTTTTGTTAGAATTAGTGGTATAATTTCAAAAATTATAAAAAGGCGGGCCAATGCGCGCGATTTTGTTTTTTATGTCAATGTTTGTTTTTCTGTATAGCCAGAATAGCGACGATTTATATGCAATAGAGGGCGCCGATTATAATAAATCTGCTCTAAAAAAGATCATTCTCGATTTTGAAAGTAATGCTATCACAAAAGAGCAGGCAAAGACCGAAATAACAAAAGGGTGCGAAAAAGGGGATTATCTTTCCTGCGTTTTTTACGCCAAACATATCGGACACAATACGGAAGCAGATTTTGGAAAAGTAGAAAAAATGATGTTAGAAAGAGCAAAACGAGATATATTATGGTTTCATCGTATAGGACATATTTATAGAAAAACATTATTAAAAACTGATACCAAAGATTTAATGAGCGACGACAAGAGGTTAAAATTTCTCCTTGAAAAAACAAAATATTATTCGGAAAAATCATGCAAAATGGACTTTGTCTTCGCCTGTTTTGATTACAGATTGCTAAAAAACATACTGGCGCTAAAAAGCATTGACGCTTGCCTAGAAAAAGGTTACACAAAAGAGGTTATAAATTTTATGGAAAAAATTTATACTATTTTAGACGATAATAGTATTGCTTGCCCTTTGGCAAATGGCTATATAGATGCTGCCAATAAAATTAACCAGTATTTCCCCTCCGACAAACAACAAGAAAAAAGAGACTATCAGAAAAAAGCATTCGAGCTTATGAATAAAGAACAAAACCAAGAATGTTCTTATAATATTTTAGGGAATATATATTTATTGGGAACTGGCACAGAGATTAATTATAAGCAAGCTTTATATTGGTATAACAAAGATATTCAATCTAGCGGGCTTACTAGACAAAATTCTTATCATTCGCTAGGCTGGATGTATCTAAACGGCAAGGGTGTTAGGCAGGATATAGATAAAGCTATTGAATACTATGAGGCGGCCGGCTTTTCTAATAGCTATTATGCATTAGGACTGATTTACAGGGGGCTTAAGAACGATATAAAAAATGCCAAAGAATACTTTGGTAAGGCTTGTGACGGCGGGTATCAACCGGGATGCGATGAATATAAGAATATCAATATGAGCGAAAAACCATCGACCTCGCACTCTTTGAATTGAAATAAATTTGAATAAGGAGTTACAAAATGAAAAAGCTGAATTTGGTGTTTTTAGCAGCCGCGTTATCCGCGTGGGAAGGCTATGACTGGGATAAGGGAGATTACGTAGAGATTGAAAAGGGCAATCTCGTCCGATCGGGCAGAGATATAAAAATTTACGACTATTCCGACGACGAATATAAAGATGTCGAAGTTCAATCCATACGGAAAACATACGGGGGGAAGGTCGAGGTCGAGGTGCTAGACCCTAGCTCGGGTGAGACGCGCACGCTAGAAATGGACGGCTACGAAGACAGAAAGCGTAAAGCAGGCAGTTTTGACGAACCGTTAGATTTAGACGACGAGCACGAATAATTTAAGGACAGAAGCAACCCATACACCGGTAAAAAAGGCACGAAAAAGCCGAAATGGTAAAAAGTGCCATACCAAGGCAAGTGCAAGCCGAAACCTTTCTTCCTATCTAATTTTGCATAATTTCTAGACTATAAAATAACTCTTTTTTTATTTGCTCTAGCGTTTATTTTACCGTCATATTTGCACCTTGTTATTTAAAATTATTTCCTAAAACCTCTTAGAATTTATAGAATACGATCCGACTACGCGCCCTATGATCTCGACGTCTAAATTCTCCTGAACCACAATAGGATCATAATCTTTATTGTCGCTAATCAATGATAGATATGGACGTTTTTTAAATCTTTTGATAAACAATTCGCCGTCATATCTGCAGACATAAATAGCACCCTCTATTGCTTCTTGTCCGTCATGACAAAATACTATCAGATCGCTTTCGTGTATAGTCGGCTCCATTGAGTTGCCGAAGCAAGGAATTATACCTATTGTAGCCTTTGGGCTCACGTTAAACATTATCCTTAAATCTTCCGGATTAAACGGAAGCAAATCATACTCCCCTAAATCGCCATTTTGAGCTCCAAAACCCGCTGAAACTACACCATCTTTGAAGAATGGAACGTAGATTGTATTTTCGCTGGTTGAAATTTGCTCTACATCTGGGCTTTCTATTTCGTCGTTCAGCCAATATTCCACTGGGTAGCCTGAAAATTTAGCAAGCTTTGGCAGATATTTTTTTGTTCCTTTACTATCACTTTGCCATTGGCTTATTAGTGATTGCGAAACGCCCAGAATGCTAGCTAATTCTACCGTATTTATCCCCCTTGTGGATAGAAGCTCATTGATCTTTTGACCGAAGGTTTTCATCCAAAACTCCTTTTAAAAATTACTTTTTGTAATATTTTATAATTTTTCGTTACGAAAATCAAATTACTTTAAGTAACGTTTAATATAACAAATAGTAATATAAGGTTATGGAACAGATTACATATAGAAAAAAATTGAAAAAGTTTTTGCGTAAATTTTATAGCTCCGATGGAACAATTTGCGTCTATTTGGCAGGAACAAACGACAAAAAGCCCAACGGGGATGTAAGATTTGCTGCCTACAGAGAACTTAAGCATCCATACGATAAGTGGGGCACTAGTCTCCCGTCATATATCAAAGAACAAGACGAAAAGGCTGCTCAATGACCGAAAAAGACATCACGGCGCTATTATTCGAATACTTTAGATTCACGCGGAAAATGCACTGCGTTTCGCAGATAAGCGTATTTTATACAGACATTGAAGATTTTATCGCATTCAATAATAGGGAAATTTATTGCATAGAGATAAAAACAGACAAACGAGACTTTATAAGCGATTTTAAGGTCAAAGATAAGCATAAAAGCCTTATGAGATACGACAAATTTTATTTTTGCGTGCCTATATATTTAGTCGATTTTGCAAAAGATTTTTTAAAAGGTTACCCTCGTTACGGGCTTTTAGTGACTAATGGCAAAAACATACGAAGCATCGTCAGGGTAAAAGAGAACAGACATACGCGCGGGCTTGTAGCTAGCGATACTTATAATTTATTGGTTAATAGAATGAGTAGCGAACTAGCGAGAGAAAAAAGAAATTCAATACCTAAAAGGGAGGAGCGATGAAAGGCTATAGCTTCTTTTCACGCATTAGGCACTTATACTCGCCTTTGCATTTACCGCGCTTAAGCAAAGGGCAGTTGATGCGAACGATCTTATCGTTTTTAAAAAGGGCGCTTACGGGTATTTCAAAGCTCTTGCCGTCCTCGCTCTCTAAAAAGCAGGCAAATGTTTTTTCAAACCAAACGGGCTTGGCGCCGAAATATTTATTTATCAAAAATCCGCACGCAAAGCCCGATAAAAATATCAAAGAGACGGCAAAAAAGATAGATGCGGCCGTAAAGCCGTTATTCATCAAAGCCTTAAGCAGGGCGTCAAAAATTTCAAACATCAAAAATCCTTTGCGGAATTATATCAAAAAGGGGCAAAAATGACCACTGCAGACCTTGCTTTTTTAATCGGCGGGATAATCGCACTTTGCGTAGCAATTTGGAGCGCCAGACGTGAAAACCAAACGCGAGATTAAAAAACTCAAGCGCGCGATAAAGAAGCTTCGCAAGGAGGTCGATAAGCTAGGCGGAGGTGCGAGTGCGATCGGTTTCATTACGGAAGAGTGGAAAGATGAAGAAGAGACATCGATATGGAAATTAGATGTAGAAAGGATAAAAAATGCAAACGACGTTAAACGCCGATGAGAAAAAGGTTAAAAACAAGCGCTTTTTGAAATCGCTTAAAAAAATAGTAGCGGAGCTAGACAAATGCACGGACAGAAAAGACCAAGCTAAGATGGTAGAAATGATTATTTCTTATTTCGAGCTAGATGGATATCTGCATCGTTAAGCTTGCTCATGGCGTCTTCAATACTTTCAGCGATAGTATTAAACGCCTCCGCCACCATTTTAGGAGCATCCTCCGGTCTTGATCGGAGCATTTCTGCTTACATTGCGAGTTTGGTTAGTTCTAAAACTATCTCTTTGTCCGTCATTTAAATCCTTTGTGATGAATTTCTTAGCTTGGCGGCGGAATTCTACAGAGGATTTAAATGAAAGTCAAATTTAAGGAGAGGATATGAAAAAATCAAAGCAGGCGGCCGAAGCTAAAAAGGACGAGCCGCTAGAAAAAATCCTTTTTAAAAAAGGAACGGTGCTTAAATTTGGCGGTATGCCGTTTAGCTTGCCGCAAGATACATATTTGTTGGGGCGTATGGAAAACTATAAATACGCCCTAGGTTACGTCGGCGGGCGCGAGGGCTACAAATTGGACTTAAACCAATCGGACCTTTCTTTGTCAAAGCCCGTCCAAGAGGCATCGGTGCCGAATGCTTGAATTACGATTAGGGCGTCATTTTGATCTATCGTCGCCTCTAATCTTTTCGCCGCTTGCAGATGGTTTAGGCTTGTTTTTACTATCCAGGTCGAACCCAAGCAGTGGCACCAGCTTCCTAGGTTTCGTATGGCGTCGCTAAGGGCTGCGTAATTTTGCCCGATCCGATGAAGATCGTAAGAGATGATAAGGGTGTTCATCGTGATAGCTCCTTGTGTTGAAATGCAAATAAATTATACATCAAGGGGCTTTTAGGATGAATAAAAAGGAGAATAAATGAACCTAGAAATTTTTAAAAAAGACAACTTCGAGATCAGGGTTGCGGTAGATGAGAACAACGAACCGCTGTTTTGTTTGACGGATATTTGCAGGGCGTTAGAAATTCAAGACGCGAACGGCGTTAAAAATGCGATAGATGCGGAATTCGGCAAAGGGGGCAGATTTAATCTTACCCCCTTAAAAACTGCGGGCGGTATACAAAATTTCATAATGGTAACCGAGCCCGAACTCTATTTCGTGCTAATGCGGAGCGACAAACCGAATGCGAAGCCGTTTAGAATGTGGGTAAATAACGAAATTTTGCCCGCCATCCGCAAGCACGGCGGCTATCTCATCAGCGGAGGCGCGCGCCACAACGTGCCTTATCAGAAACATATAGAAAACGGCTATTTCGAGGTCACGACGCAGACATTCGCGGGCTCAACGAGCACGCATCAAAAATTCACTACAAAAATCACGGGCAAAGGGCAGGTAGCCCTTGCAGACAAAATAGTCGAATACTTCAAAGGAGAGAGGATATGAGGCACGCGTTTAATACGGATCTAGCCGAGAAATACGGCATAGAAAAAGCGCTAATAATAGACTATTTTGCCTATTGGGTAGTTGAAAATATGCGAAATGAAAAAAACTTCCACGAGGGCAGATATTGGGTTTTTAACTCCGCGAGCGCCTTAAGCGAAAAATTCCATTATATTTCGCGCAGGACGATGAACCAAAAACTTCAAGAGCTGGAGACAGACGGCATTTTAATCAGCGGAAATTTTAATAAAAATAAATTCGACCGCACAAAGTGGTATAGCTTTAGGGATGAATATGCGTGGCTGCTAGACGAACATCGCAGCTCGGCAGAAATTGCGGCTTCGAGTGGGGATAATCTCCAATCCATTGGAGAAAGTAGCCACTCCATTGGAGAAAATTGCCAATGGAGTGGAGAAAATTGCCACTCTATAAAAATATCAAACACATATACAGACAAAAATTCAAAAGAATTTCAAACTGATAGCTCGCTATCGCTCGCTAACGCGCGCGAGGCGAAAAAGCAGGAAGCTTTTAAAATTCCTCTGTTCATAAATCCCGAAATTTGGAAAGACTTTGAAGCGATGCGAAAGCAGATCAAAAGGCCTATGAGCGAACGAGCTAAAAAGCTCATTGTGGCCAGACTTCAAAAGCTCGGGGAGGACAAGGCAAACGAGATACTGGAGCAAAGCATCGTAAATTGCTGGCAGGACGTCTATCCGTTTAAGACGGACAGGCATAACGATAAAGAGGATGAATATGCCGATGTGCCGATGTTTGCAAGCGACAATCCCATCTTAAAAAACAACTTCCTAAGCCGCGATATGAGCGTAATCTACGATAAAGCCACGCAAATCGCCATAGAGGACGAGAGGCTGCGGAGTAGCCGACAAATCGAGATGAAGGATCACAGATGAGCTACAAAGAAAAATTTATAAACGAGATTTTGTTTCAGGGCAGAGCTACGCCGATGCAGGTGAAATTTCTAGCCGAGGGCGCGCTTAAGAGTATCGCGGATAAAGACCTAGGCGAGTTTGCAAATTTCGCTTTCAGCCTCAAGACGAGATACGACAACGCCATCCAAACGATCATCAATGCCGCAAACGAATACCAGCGAGAAACTACGATGCGGCTGCTGAAGCGAGGAGGCGCATTTTCGGATATTGCGTCGCTTAAAAATTTCCTAGTGCAATACTTCAAGCGAAAACTCATAGCGTGCGGCGTGTATCCGTTTACCTGCACGAGCGTGTCGATGAACGAATACGGAGAGTTTATCAATGACAATCTTAAAAAGGCGATTTCGGCGGCGGAAGAGGTGAAATTTTTAACGGCGCTTTTGAAAGAGCAATACGCTATCGGCGAGTATAGGGGCGAGCTTTTGGCGCACAATATCAAGAATTTTCAGCGCATCGCGGCAGATCGGAGGCGGCAAGCCCCGCAAATAGAAAACAAAAAAACGGCATCGGAATCGGAGGCCGCCGCAAAGGTGATCTCTTGGCTCAGCGAAAAGATAAAGGCGAGATCGGTATGAGACTATCCAAAGCGAAGTTCGAAAAATTTAAAAACTTCCTAGCCTACGAACACCCTATGTGTCAAATTTGCGGACAAGCTCCGAGCGACGAGCCGCATCACGTGAAATTTGGACACTATGGAGCGGACAAAGACGATCGGAAGCTGATCGCGGTATGTAGAGTTTGCCACGAGTGGTGTCACGCACACAAACACGAAAGCATAGAAAAATATGAGAGGATCGCCGATGAGAATTGGCGCGAATATGAAGCCTACCTATATTCTTGAAATCACCGGATTGGCATACAACCCCGTGCCGTATAAGCGAACGACGCAAAAGATGAAATTCAGTGAGGAATATCTGCGATACGCCCAGTGGAAAACTCTTTTGATGACGGAGTTTAGAAAGCAAAACGGCGTTATCCCTGCGCTTAGGGGCAGGTATTATGTGGAGGTAGTAGCGACTTATAAAGACAAAACGCATGGCGATACCGACAATGTAGCCAAAGGAGTGAATGATGCACTATTTGCAAACGACAAATACGTCAGCGGAAGCTATGATTTTAAATATGGCAAAAGCGGCGGCATAAGGGTTAAAATTTACGAGATAGACGGGGAATTTAAGGAGAGTTGATGGCAAAAATAACAGACGAAACAAAAAAGCAAGCAATAGCAGACTATCTTACGGGCAAATTTTCACAACGCGATCTGGTGAAAAAATATAACATTTCGCTGGGAACCGCAAATAAATTAACCAAGGATTTGGCGCCTGAAAATGAACGCTATGTAGAAGCCGAAGTAACGATGATTGCGGCGAGACAAACGCTCCCGAATGAACAGATGAACGCAATAATGAACGCCGCCAAAGACGAGGCGTATAACCGGGGGCTGATTTTCAACGCCACTCAAAAAAACCTGGTAAAGATCACGGAAATGCTAAACAAAAATACCAAGCACGAAAAGGTAGGCGTAGGCGACGGAGTGCAAAATTTCGAGCCGGTGGAGCTAAACGCGAACGATTATAAGGCCTTGCAAGACGCGATAGATAAAGCAAGCCTAACGCTTGGTATAAATCAAAGAAATGCGAGCACAACGATCAATAACACCAACGCGCAGCAGACGAAAATTCAGATCACTAGGCGAGAGATAGGGGCGAGCGATGAGTGAGCTGTGCCTTGATCTGCGCTACACGCCGCAGCAAAAGGCGGTATTTTTCCAAAACGACGCGCGCTTTTGCACTATCGAAAAGGGCAGGCGCTTTGGCTTTACCAAAGGCACGGCGAACGCCTGCATCGAGTGGCTGCTTGAGGGGCAAAAGATACTCTGGGTAGATACGATAGCGGCAAATCTCAAAAGATATTTCGAGCGGTATTTCCTCCCCGAGCTGCGGCAGCTGCCAAAAGAGCTGTGGAGCTGGAACGCGCAGGACAAGCAGCTTAAAATCGGCGAGGGCTATCTTGATTTTCGCTCCGCAGAACGCCCCGAAAATATCGAGGGTTTCGGATACGACACGGTCATCCTCAACGAGGCGGGCATCATCCTCAAAGACCCATACCTATGGGACAATGCGATCTCTCCTATGCTACTTGACAATCCGAACTCTCGCGCATTCATCGGCGGAGTGCCGAAAGGAAAGAACAAATTTTTCGACCTAGCACAGCGCGGGATGAGAAACGAAAAAGGCTGGAGGAATTTTCAGTTTTCTAGCTACGACAACCCGCTGCTTCAAAAAGAGGAGATCGATCGTCTCGTCGCGGAATTGGGCGGAGCGGATAGCGATGTGGCGAGACAGGAGATTTTCGGCGAGTTTTTGGATACGACGTCAAATTCCGTGTTTTCTTTGGCGGCTATCGAAGCCTCGTTTCGCAAACAGAGGTATTTCGACGCAGGCGCGTCCGTGATCTGGGCTCTGGACGTAGCCAGAGAGGGGGACGACGAAAGCGTGCTTTGCAAAAGGCAGGGCGATAGCGTAGAAGCTTTGAAGCCCTACCGTATAGCTAGCACGAGCGAGCTAGCGCGCGAAATTTACGGCGAGTATGAGCGAGCGGATCTCAAACCTCACGCGATATACATCGATACGATCGGAGTTGGCGCGGGGGTTTTTGATACTCTGTGCGATCTAGGGCTGCGCGGCATCGTGCGCGAGGCAAAGGGAAGTTTCAAGGCAAGCGATGAGCGCAAATATGCAAACAAAAGGGCGGAGATGTATTTCAATCTGCGCGAAAAGCTTCCGCTGCTTGCGATCTCGCCCGATGAGGAGCTCAAAAGGCAGCTGCAAACAATATCGTTTTTTTTCGACAAAAAGGAGCGGTATCTGCTGATGCCCAAAGAAAGCATCAAAAAAGAGTATGGCAGAAGCCCCGATCGCGCCGATGCGCTGGCGATGAGCTTTTTTGATCTCTGTCCAATACTGCCGCAAAGAAAGGATCAAAGATATGACGACTATGCATGGTGAAAAGTGCGAGCTATGGGTAGAAAATGCACTCAAAACAGACTATATTTTTGAAAAAATTTCGCCCACGCTCGTGCGGAATTTGGCGAGACTGGACGATCGGGCTTTGCGGCTCGGCATATTCGTGATGATTTGCGATCTGGCTAGCGGAATGAAGCAGATGCCGACGAAAATTCACAAAATCAGGCTCGCCGCGGAGCTTGTGAGAGACGGAGCGAAATTTAAGAGGGTGCGCGAGCTCACGGGAGTTTCAAAAAGCACATACTACAAAATGAAAAGGATCATCAATGGATAGGACGGCATATCTGCAGGAGCTCAAAACTGCGGCGATGGACGGCTACGAACACTACAAGCAAGGTTTTAAGGATTTGGAGGAGGCGTATCTGCTGATCTTGCGCCCCGAGCTCGCAGAAAGCCTGCAAAAGCGCAACAAAAGCAAAAACTATATCCCGAAGCTCAATTCAAAGGCGAAAAGAATTTACGACGGGCTTACGGAGACCTATTTTAACAACGACAAATTCGCAAAGCTGGAGCCCTATATCAACTCTTCGGACGACGTGATAGACAAATGGCAGGCGGCGATTGATCATTATGCCGAGAGTATAAATCTATACAAAACCTTTGCACCGATATTCTTACGCGCGCCGTTTTCGGCAAGCTGCGCGGTAAAGGTGTATTGGAGCAAAGATCGCGCAATGATAGACGAAGTGAGCTTGCAAGACCTATATTTTGATCCGGGTGCGCGTGGGCTGAATGACATATCCTATCTGGTGCATCGCATCTATCTTAGCAGCGAGGATATTTTGAGCTACGGCAAAAGGGGCGTTTTCAGGATAGAGAACAAAGAGGCTTTTGCAGACAAAAAGCCGTATGAGAGATTTGAAATTTATGAAATTTACGAGTTGCGTGGAGGCAAATGGTATGTTTCTAGCCTTTATGAAAACGAGCTTTTGCGCGATCTAATAGAGCTGCGAGACGGACAGCCTTTCATAGTGGGCTATATGCTGCCGCAGATCAGATGCACGGACGAGGAGATTTACGTCAGCGCCTACGGCGAGCCCGCACTCGCCTCGATGCTTCCGCTGCAAAACGAACTCAATGTGAGTAGAAACTCGATCACCGATGTCATCCGTCAGCAGGTCGCGCCGAAAATCATATTGAGCAAGGCTTCAATGGTGGAGCGGGGCGAGCTTGAGAGCGTAGGCACGCCAATATACACAAATCAACCAAGCGCCGTGCAGGTTTTGCCCGCGGGCGACATAGGCGGGGCGATGGCTGCGCTTCAGGTCATTGAAAACGAAATGAGCGAAGTTAGCGGCGTATCTCCTCAACAAAACGGCGCGACGACCGTGCGAAAAGAAACCGCCACGATGGCAAGCATAATGGCGAACGAGGGCAGCGTGAGACTTCAAGGCTATATCCGCACATTCAACGAGACATTTTTCGAGCCGATATTTGAACGGCTTGCGTTTTTGGTGTGGAAATACGCCGATCCGATCTTTTTTGCGGGCTTCGGGCGCGGCGAGGTGCCGAGTTTTAAAGTCAATCTAAACACGGGCATCGGAGCGCTAAATAAAGAGGTGCAGAAGCAATCCCTGATGGATGCGGCAAAGATGATCGGCGCGCAGTTTGGAATGTGCTTGCAGATAGGAGATCAGGCGGGGGCTGCCGCAATGAAAGAGGCGAGCAAAAAGCTTCTTTTAGAGCTTCTGCCGTTATACGGCATCAAAAATGCAAGCGAGTTTATCGGCGAGCAGAACAGGTTGGGAGAGATGATCCTGCCGCCGCAGATACCGCCC